CTCTCGGCTCGGCTGATGGTTGCGATGTATCCCCCAGGGAAACCTTCGTTCAAGCTAGACATCCCACCAGAGGCACGTATTGCCCAAGGTGAAATGGCTATTGGAACTGACATCGTGCAAGGCTTGGTGCTTTCCGAACAGTTGATCCAAGCCGAGATCGAAAGGAAACAATGGAGACGTGCGACTAACCTTGTGCTTCAGTACTTGTTGGTCACTGGCAATGCGCTCGAAATGATGCAGCCCGACAACTCTATTCGTGTCTTTCGTTTAGACCAATATTGTGTCTCGCGTGATATCACCGGTGCTGTCAAAGAGATCATAACAGAAGAGTACCTCAGTCCAGAAGCACTGCCAGAATCCGCACGGAAACTGGTGGCGGCTGATGATTTCTCACAGAACTCTGTGCCACTCTACACGCACTGCAAGATGGACCGTGACGGCATTTTCGTTTGCTATCAGGAGATCAACGGAAAGAAGGTCGCTGGGTCTGAAGGTCGTTATGAAACCCTTCCGTACAATGCATTGCGCTACACCAGTGTCATTGCCGAGGATTACGGGCGCGGCAAGGTCGATGAGCATTTACCAGATTTACGCACAGTTGACGCCCTGTCTAAGTCGATGCTGGACGGGGCCGCAATGGCTAGTCGTAACGTCACCATGATCCGTCCGAATGCTGCCGGTGGTTTAAACTTGCGACGTCGTTTTGCAAAGGCAGACAACGGCGAGATCATCATTGGGAATCCAGAGGACGTTGTGATGTTGCAGTTCGCTAACAACAGTGGAATGCAGTTGTGTGCTAACGAACTGGAACGACAGACCCGCGAACTGTCGGCGGCGTTCTTAATGGGCGCAGAGACCGTAAGGGACTCGGAACGGACCACAGCGTTTGAAGTCCGCAAGATGACTGAACAACTCGAAGGTACTCTTGGTGGTGTCTACAGCCAGCTAAACAGTGATATGCAGCAAGCCCGTATGTCACGTCTTGTTCTCCAAATGAAACGCAGCGGACAGCTACCGCCGTGGCCTGACGGAATGGTCGAGCCAGTGATCTTAACTGGACTAGAAGCACTGGGTCGTGAGCAAGACATCTCGCGTGTCCAAACGGCTCTCCAGTTTATCCAAGGAATGCCCCCTGAGACGTTGGCTTACGTTAAGTTTTCCGAGTTACTTGGCAAAGCGTTCCACGGGCTGAACCTTCCCGACGCTGTGCGATCTGAGGAAGAAGTCCAAGAAATCCAACAGCAACAACAACAACAGCAAGCCATGATGCAAGGCGCACAAGCGATGGCGGGCGCTGCCGGTCAAGCAGTCGGCGGCATGGCTGGCGAACAAGCAATGCAACAATAATCACACGAACTTTACGACAATCTAAGAGAGGTGACGCATGGCAGACGAACAGATCACAGAAGGCAGTCCAGAATATAACGAAGCGATGGCAGCTAAGTTCACAAATCGTGAAGTGGCAGAAGTCGATCCGGTTGAGAAACTACCAGTTGAAGCCAAACCAGAGGGTGGACATGACAAGTTTTATAACGCTGAGAACGGTCAATACGATTGGCAAAATCACGCAAAAGAACTTGATTACAAACTCAACGGTAAACCGGAAAATAAAGCTGCGGAAGACACTGCGGAAGCTGAGACAAACGACGATGCTGTGGCTGACATTGTTGCTACCGCCGGTCTGGACCCTAGTGAACTACAAAAGCAAATTGAAGCAGACGGTAATCTATCAGATGAGGCCTACGCCGCTTTGGCTAAAGTGGGTCTTGGACGCGACCTTGTGGAAACATATGTCAACAACATGGTTTTCAGGCAAGAAGCCAGTGCCGCTTCAGCACTTGAGTATGCTGGCGGTGAAAGCGAATGGAACGCGCTATCCAACTGGGCAAAAGAGAACGTGCCAGAAGGCGAGGTAAATCGTTACAACGAGATGCTAAACACCAGTGAATGGAAAGTTGCTATCGACGCGCTGAAGATGCGACAACAACAGTCTACTGGTGAACCCTCGCTGTTAAACGGAACGGGTATCACCACGTCCAGTTCGTCTGGCTATCGCTCTAAAGCTGAAATGAAAAGCGATATGGCAAACCCTTCTTACCAGACTGATCCAGCTTTCCGTCAACAAGTTGCTATGAAAATGCAACGTGCACAATGGGATTTAGAATGATGCCAAAGAAAAAAGGTCTCTATGCCAACATGAATTCCAAACGAAAAGCTGGGACGTCGAACCCAAAGTCAAAATCGACAGTAACCCCTAAAGCATATGCAAATATGAAAAAGGGATTTCCCAAAAAATAAACTTAGGGGGCTTAACGCCCTCTATTTTTTTGCTTTCCGGTCATGCTTCTGCCGAATGCACTTGCCCCGCTGACGGCAAACAAGAGGTTACTGAATGAGACCGGCAAGTCTCCCAGTGACCTAGCCCCACACTGATTACAATTTGACCCGATAAGTCGGACAATCTCTTTGGAAAAGACGAAGGCGAAAAGAACCCTTAATCTTTTATTCAAATGGAGACTGACATGGCCGTAGGCGATGCATCAAGTCCAGTACGCTTTGGTAAAGGAGCGACGTCTGGTGGTTCACTAGACAATCGCAGCCTTTATCTTGATATCTTTGGTGGTGAAGTTCTCACCGCGTTCGATTTAGCGACTGTGACATTAGACAAACACACTGTGAAATCACTGAGCGGAGGTGCTAAAAGCTATCGCTTCCCGAAAACGTACCAAGCCACCAGTGAATATCACACCCCAGGAGTTGAGTTGCTCGGTAACGACTTCTCGACCTCAGAACTGACAATCAACGTAGATGACATTCTTGTAAGTCACTATGCGATTTCCGATCTGGATCGTATCCTGTCCCACTTCGATATGCGTTCTATCATCTCCGCTGAGATGGGCCGTGCGCTTGCCAAAGTGTTTGACAAGAACGTATTCCGTCAGTTGATCCTAGCCGCCCGTCAATCAGCCGTGTCACCATTTCCTGGTGGTTCGTCAATCGTTGACACAGGCCTCGCGCCCAACAGTTCTGGCGTCTACAACGGTAAGGAGTGGATCGAAGCGATCCGCAACGCCAACATCGTGCTGTTCAACAAAGATGTTCCTGACGATATGCCACGTTATTTGGCTGTTACGACAGAGGTCTTTGACGCGATCAAGTATGCTCAAGATGCTAGCAATCAGTACCTCGTTCTGAACCGTGACTTCGCGGGACAGCCGAACTCTGGTGGCATCACTGGTCGTGCTGACACGATGATGGTGGATGGTGTGACTATCTGCAAATCGCGGAACATGCCGACTACTAATGAGACCTCCACTGCGACTGTTTACTCAAAGTATCGCGCCGACTACTCAAAGACCGTTGGTGTTATGTGGTGTCCACAAGCCGTCGCAACCGTAAAACTTCTTGATGTATCGCTTGAAACTGAGCGGGACGTCAGACGTCTTGAAGATTTCCTTGTGGCAAAATCGTTTGTTGGGCATGGTACTATGCGCCCAGAAATGGCGATTGAGCTTAAGAAAGCTTAAACGAACTAAGGGGCATCTGCTGGTTAAAACCGGTGGGTGTCCCTTTTTTTTTGTTAATGGAGAAACCCAATGCTGACAAAGATTGAAGCAGTCAACATCATTCTGAATGTCATTGGTGAGACACCAGTGTCCAGCTTGGCTAGTGGTCTGCCCGACGCTGAAGCCGCCGAACTCAAACTGGACCAGACGGTCAAAGAGGTTCTCGCAAAAGGCTGGCAGCAAAACTCTGATCAGAACATTACGCTCAGTCGTAACAGTTCCAAAGAGATCATCGTGCCTGATCAGTATCTACGAGTAGACACCGTGGGCGACGATAAGGACGTAAACGTGACGGTCCGCAAACAGGACGGTAAACGTAAGCTGTTTGATATCACAAAATACGTTTACACATTTGACCGCGATCTAAAGGTAGACGTTTTGATATCGCTAGATTTCGACGCGCTTAACTTTGAACTACAGAACTACATCGCATTCCGTGCGGCCCGAAAGTTCCAAGAGTCAGCGATGGGCAGCACATTGCTCGACAGTTTCGCGGCCCGACAAGAGCAAGAAACATACGCCGCTCTAATGGACATGGAAGCCGAAAACGAAGACAACAACATACTGACTAGCAGTTCGTATATGGTCTACGCGACTTACCGCAACTCACCGATATCGGGGAGATAACAATGGGTAAACTAGTCCAACAAGCAATCAAGACGCTATACCAAGGTGTCAGCCGACAGCCCGATCCTGTCAGGCTCCCAGGGCAAGTGCAAGAAGCGGACAACGTGATAGTATCAGTTGTAAACGGTGGTGTCGAAAGCCGTCCGTCGAGCCGACACATCTCGAACATGTCGAGCATTGCCACAGCACACAAACCGGCGATCTACGCATACGCGCGAGACGCTGCCGAACAATACATGATCGTGGTGAACAACAATACGATCAAAGTGTTTGACCTCGACGGCGTCGAAAAGACTGTCGCTGCGCCAAACGGATTGGCGTACATCAGCGGTGCGGAACGAGACGATGTGTCGTTCGTGACACTGGCAGACTTTACGATTATTGCCAACGCGAAGAAAACAGTGGCGATGACTGCCAGTACCTACACCGATCCGTATCGCGCACTGATCAACTGTCGCACCACAAACAATGCTACCAGTTATTCCATAAAGATCACCACTGGTGGATCAACCAGTACCATTTGGTCTTACTCTGGGAATTCCATCAGTGGCACAGCGGTCGAATCGAATATCAATTCGAACATCTCGTTGCCGAATGGGTTTACCAAAACGGTACTCGACCAAACCATTTTGATCCAAGGGAACGCAGCGTTCACCATCGAACACACTGGCTCGGACCCGACATACGGACCGTGGTCAATGACAGAGGTCGTTGGAAAACGCGAGTATCTCCCGCTGACCGCCCCCACGGGATACAATATTCGAGTTGGGGCAAACGTGGATGGCGAGGCGTTTGGCTATTGGGCCAAGTTTGATCCAAACGAAGGCGGTTGGGTCGAGGCGCCTGATCCTTATGAGGACAATGCGTTTGACGCGGCGACCATGCCGCACTTTCTGATCCGCAACGCTAATGGAACCTTTACGTTCAAACAGGGCGTCTACGCTAGCAGAATCGCAGGGGATATCGAAACGGTGCCGCACCCCGACTTTGTGGGATCAAAGATTACCGCATTGTTTTACCACCGTGATCGTCTAGGAATCGTGTCTGGCGAAACCGTGTTCTTTTCGCAGTCCGGTAAGTACTTTACTTTTTGGCCTGACTTTTCGACGCAATCATTAGACAGCGATGGGTTTGGACTAACGGTGTCATCAGACACAGTGAACAATTTGGTCCACGCCACGGCCTTTCGAAAGTCACTCTTTCTGACATCCGACAAGGCACAGTTCGAGGTCAGCGGAAGCGAGAAGCTGACCCCATCGACTGCCAGTGTGGATCGCGCAACGACCTACTTGACAGAGCCAAAGTGCCGTCCGATCACGCTTGGTAACACTTTGTACTTTGCGGCTCAGTCTGGCAGAGACGCAGTGGTCTTCGAATACCAATACGATGACACGTCTGTGTCAAACGTCGCGCAAGACATTACGCTTCACGCCTTGTCGTATGTACCCGCGCCCATCGTGAGGATGACCGGTGATCCGACTAATGATCTCATTTTAGTTCTCAGCGAGTCAGAACCAAACGCACTTTACTGTTACAAAATGTACTACGATGGTGAGACCAAAGCACAGTCGGCGTGGACCAAATGGACCTTTGGAACCGGCTCGGTCATTAAGTTCATGCAGATCATAAATGGTGAACTGTTTATGGTCCTAACGCGCAACGGCGCGACCGTCTTTGAGAAAATCTTTCTGCGCTACGAGTTGTCTAGCGAAAAGCATCCCTACCAGATCAGCATGGATCGTCAGGTGACACTTACGGGAACCTATGTCGCCGGTACGGGTCTGACTACTTGGACCACTCCGTATCCACACCAATCAGCCGCGACGGTCGTGTTGTCTACAGATTTTGCGACCGGCCTCGTTGGCGAAGTTCTGAACGTCTCGCACCCGACTACCACTACGATTACAGCGGTCGGAGACTTCAGCGGCGGTGCAGCTATCGTTGGGACCACGTTCACCTCTCGCGTGATCCTTTCGAAGCTGTACCCGCGTGATCCATCAAGTCAACAAACGACTATTACGACCGGACGGTTCCAGTTGAAAAACATGAAGTTCAACTTCAAGGACACGGGTCACTTTAAAGTGCAAGTCACCGCTGACTTTCGGGACGCAAAGACCTTTCAGTTCACGGGACGGATCATCGGCTCTGGTGCCAACCTTATTGGTGTCCCTGCGATTGCCCCCTTGGGGTCATTTAGGTGTCCAGTGATGTCACGATCAGACACCGTCGAAATTCAGATACTGAATGACACCGAAAAGCCAATGCTCATCACGTCGATAGATTACACTGGGCTGTTTAACGAAATAACGAGAGCGGGGTAAACGCCATGTGTAATCCATTGGACGTCCTAAGTATTGGCTTGGCGAACCAACAAAAGAATATCGCAAAGCAACAAGCCGACCAAGCTGCCGTCAGAGCGCAAGAACAATTACAGCAAGAATACGCAGCGGCCCAAGCGCAAACCAAAGCCGAGTATGCTGAGACCAACAGGCAAATGGCTGACGAACAATCACGCGATTTTGACGAAAAGTCAGACGCCCTTCGCGCAGCAAACGAGTCGCTAGGCACAATGAGAGCGACCGAAACAGCGTTGTCCGACGCAAGTCTTGGTACGATCCTGTTCGAGGAAGCGTATGGAAATGCGCTGAACTATACACGGCTCGACAAGACCAGCCAGAACGCGCTGTTGGCACTCGAAAGTCAAAAAGGTGCTGCCAAGCAGAACTACATTAGCCGCACGACACTCGCTGCAAACCAAACGACAAATACGCTTGCTGAAGTCAGTGCACGTAAAACAAATGCCGACCTACAGTTCTATTCTTCAACACTCAAAGTTGGACAGGAAGCGTACAGTCGTGATTCACAAACATCTGGTGCCAAGGGGAATTGATAATGGCTAGAATGGCGCGGTCTCAGACCAACTATCGTGGAGCCACAGGCGGTCAAGCCGGTGTCAAAACGCAATCATTTGCTCAACAAGTTCCCCAAATACAAAGCGAAGGTGCTGGGCTAGACCCGTTTCGTGGTGATCTTACGAATGCTTTTAATCAGTTCTTTGGCAGCGTTCAGAACTCTATTAGCGGTTTTCAGCAAACCAAGCACGAAAACGACATGATCGAAGCGGAAGAATACGCCGTTGACATGAAGAAACAAGCGACTGTCTCCGCGACTGACTACTACATGGAGAACCCAAAGTCTCGCGACGTAGGCGAAGCGTTGAAAACAACAAGTGTCGAACAGCAAGGCAACCGACACTTTGTGGACACCTTTAAGTCTTCACTTGGTTCCAACATTGGGTCACGGATGTACAGCGACTTTGCCCTCGCGCAAGCCCAACGTGCGCCATCGACTTTCGAAGCAAATGCCTCGCAGTATTGGCAAGACAATTACCAAGACGGCACTGGTGATCCCACAGTAGACATGTCTATGCAGACTGCTTGGGCCAGCAACTACGAGACCCAACGGGTCACCGCCGCGCAAGAAACTGTAAGACGTCAGAAAGCAGCGTCTGATCTAGAGTATCGCCGGTCGATCTACAACAAGATGGCACAGCCTGAGATCACGGCAGCGGCGTTCAATTCGATACTCCAAGGCGGCACATCACGGGCTGGTGAAACGACCGGTCAACTTCAAGCCAGAAACTTGGGGATCATGGTCAACGCCGCGATGACCGGACGTATGTCCCAGAAAGGGGTCGCTTCATTCATTGCTCATATGAACTATCAAGCCCAAGACCCAATGGACCCGTCTGCACCAACAATGCCGTCAATTGCTCAGAAGTTCCCCATCATGTCCGCGAAAGCAGAGACCTCGCTCATGGACGCTGTGCAACGCAATACGACGATGGCAGGACAACAGGCGTTCTCTCAGATGTCTTCTGACTTCAACACCACGTTGACAAACACTCAGGACGAATACGCAAAGCTAGCACTGATTGGAAACAGAGGGTCTGCAACTGTCGCGAAGATGCAGAATACTCCAGGGATTTCCATGACGCAGATCGCTGCGTTCAAAAAAGGGCTGAACACAGAACGCTCAAAGCTTGCTGAATACCATTTCAATCAGGTCGCAATGAACAACGTGGCTAATGGATTGCCCCCCGCACCCTCCTATGATCCATCTGAAAACAAATCAGCATCGCTAGATTGGCTTAATCGTAATGCCCCAATGGGTGTCGATGGCGCGTCAGTAAAGGCTGGGGCGTTCTTAAAAAATCACGTTCAGACTTTCGGCGCGGGTAATTTCCCTAAGAATGTACAACAGAAGTTTGCGTCACACCTGACGTCGGGCGATCCAGCACAGCAATCATACGCATTGGAAGCCTTGATGATTGCCGATCCGACCGGCGCAAGTCTTGCCTCACTGTTACCAA